TCCAATTTGTCCTGTTTTAGCTACTCCAATCCCATAAGGCGGGTCAACTATTGCTAAATCAAAATAATTATCAGGATAACGGCTCATTAACTCCATATTATCTTCACACGTTATCGTTAAGCCACCCACAACTAGCGGTAACACGTGTTTGGAGCAATGCGGGGTTTGGTCATTAATTTTAATATCTTGCATCTTTGTTAAGTTTTGTTATTAATCGAAAATTGGTGCATTTTTAGCCCGCACTGCACCAAGCACGGGAACGTTAGCAGAAATGCCAAGAGACACCCTAAAACAATCGGAGTTGACTTGTAAAATCTGCATACCTCTTTTCTTGTTTGTTAAAATAATCTTCGTCTATTTCAAATCCGACAAAGTTTAAGCCGTTTTTATTTGCTGAAATCCTACTACTTCCAGAACCCAAATGAGTATCTAAAACTTTTGCTCCAGCTTCTAATTTTGCAAAGTCAAAACAGAAATCATATAAAGAAACAGGTTTTTGTGTTGGATGAAATCTTCCTCCTTCTTCATTGTTTTTTGCAAGTGCTTTCCCTCTGCTCATATCAAAAAATCTCATTGCTTTATTAAAAGAAGTCCAAGCCATTTCGCCATCTGCTAAACTGAAATCCCTTTGTTGTTTATCCCAAATTATCCAACCCATTGATGGTGGTAAAAAGTCAGTCATATAATTTGCACCCCATACAATTTGATTTTTTGATACTCTAAACAATTCAACCCAATATTCGTAATCAGGCGTTTCTTTATCCCATTCAGTATCTTTATATAATTTCCAACCTCTGCCAGCTTTTGATTTGCCGTTTGCTTTTAATCTGCTTAATGCTGCATTATTTTGGGCTTTGTCGGCATTTATCCCATAAGGTGGGTCAACTACTGCTAAATCAAAATAGTTGTCAGGATAATGCTTCATTCCTTCTACGCAATCCATCAAGTAAACCTCCGAGAAAGGCACTTCTGCTAACATCGGTTTGGCAAAATTGCCGTTTAGTACTTCTATTGAACTTTTATCTATCATTTGAACATTTGTTTTTCAATTAAACTTTTGGTTACGGCAACTTCGCCAAGCCGTAAACGTTAATTCTTTTACAAAAATAACATTTATTTTGATATTAATAACAAAATAGTGTATTTTATAATTAGTCTAAATAAAAAAAACCTATCAAATTGATGATAGGTTAGTTGTAATTTTAGACTTTGGAATACTCCATCTCTTTTCCGTAATTACACAATCTTTGAGTAGACTGACGCTCCGTTTATGGATTACCGAACCCAACGGCTTTACTCTTACTATCGGTGTCAGAGCAACAATATTTTACTCAATAGTAATAAAAACTTTCTCTTTTTTCAACGCTTCTTTTAATTTAGGTAAAAATTTAGACATTGCCACTCTTGAATTACCTATAAAATCAATTCCTCTTGTAGTTCCTAAAAGCAAACAACCTTCGGTATTTTCAGCGGTGTTTCCAGCGTGAATGCGTACACCTTCGTAATTTGGCACGTTTAATAATAAAGGAAGTACTACTTTAAATCTATTAGACATTGTCATTATAACCTCGTATTTACCTTTCGGTATTGCAGTTTTTCCGTGTACTTTTTCAACTCTTTCAATATCCTCAAGTGTATAGCATTCAAATTTACCATTAATAGATAATTCTCCTATTGTTGATTTACTTGTTTTGTGTAGTCTTTTTACTAGTAGTTCCATTATTTTAAATTAAATAGTTTTGCAAATATACCAATTAAAATGACAACCATAGCGCCGATGACAAATTTAGCTTGACGTACATAAACAGAAACTTCGCCTTTGAACTCCTCTAACTCTTCTACTCTGTCATCAATTTCTTTTAATTGAGTTACTGCACCTCTATAATTGTTCATTTCCGAACCTACTAAAGCGGTTTTGATTTCAAGTAATATTTTTGAGTTTTCCTCATTTACTTTCTTTTGTAAATCTTGGTGATGGCGTATGCGCTCAATTTCTGCTGTAACTTTGCTTAATTCTGTCATTCTGTAAGGGTGTTATTTATTCGTGTATTTTTCTATTACTGATAAAGCGGTTTCAGTTCCTAAATAGATTGAAGAAATTACCAGCCAATCAGTTGATGTTATTATTTTAAAAGCGACAAATATTGTAGCAAATATCCAGACTAATAATTTTCTGCTTATCCACTTGCTTAATATCTTATCAAATTGCTCTTTACTCATTATTGAAACATTATAAACATTATTCCAGCTAATGCGCCACCTACTCCGCCATAAATAGCATCAAATATATCAAAAGGTGCTTCGTGGAATTTTTCATAATACATTTCTCTACCTAAATTTAAAATAAAAGCAAATAATGTCGAAATAAAAAGCACTCCGAACCACTCAGCATCTTTTAAGTCCATTTTAAAAAGCGCAAAAAAGAAGATTACAAATGTATAAAGCACGTGCCTATCGTAATTGTTTTTTATAAAGTTTTTCATTTGTTATAAAATTCATTAGTTACTAAATTATAATGTGTAAAATCGCCACTTAATCCTTCAACTGCTACTTCATTTTCCAATAGTTCTACTTCAAAATTAGTTGAATAAAGCACTTCTTCTGTATTTTTATCTACAATTGTTATCATAATTAATTAGTTAAATTACATAAATTAGGAGTCATAGAATCACCCGATGTTATAAGCTGAATCGTAAAAAATAAATATAGTGTATTAGAGGTATTGTAAGCAGTACTACCATAAGTTGTTGCGTTATTAACCTCGTCATTTACAACTGCTGTGTTAGCAAAATTCAAACCATATAAATTTCCACCATTTAGCATAAAATTTCTTTTAAAAATAGTAACACTTGCAGTTCCCGTTACGTTAAAAATAGCTATTTGAGTAGCACCCGTAAGAGTATTAGACGTATTTATTTTTATTCTAATACTCGCTCCTGAACTTGTAGTTCCTTTATTTAATCCAAATAACATTTTCATTATATCTGAACTATTAAAAGTACTTCCATTTATAGTTGCAGTAGCTACAATAGTTTCAGAAGTTGTACCCGTATGTGCAGTTTGTGAATTTTGAACAAATTTATAAGGCGTATAAGATAATGTTGCTTGTTTTCCATTTAATTGCGTTTGAATAGAACTTGTAGCGTCATTAAAAGTACGTTGATTATCTGTTTGATAACGCTTATTAGTACTATCAGCAATATCAGCAGTAGTTGCATCTGCTCCGCTAGTCACTAATCCTTTACTATCATATGTTATTTTGGTTTTAGTAGCACCAGTAATTGCAGTATTTTTAACTACTAAATTGCTTATATCAGGAATATCAGTAATATCAGCTATACCATCATAGTCTTTATCTTGAAATCTTGCATATCTATTGTCAGTTAATAAATCTGCAAGTATATTCATTTTATTGGTTTCTCCTACAAAAAAAGTTTTAGATAAAACATTATTATTTCCTAAATCAACATCACTATTGGCATTGCTTCCGTCTATAGCTAAAGCACCTACTTCGTCGGGTGTTGTTGGAATGTCAGACGTTAACGCAATAGTACCACTATTATTTGGCAAATAATGATTTCTTGTTTCTGTTAAATCTGTAGTATATAAATTAGATTGAATAGTATCAGATAAATGTAATTGCATAAATCCATCTTCAATTACTAACAACTTATGACCATCAGCATCTTCTATGTGAAAATCACCATCTGTATAATGAATAGAACCATAATTATCATTTGGCTCGTCATATAAAAATACTTTATTGGTATATAAATCATTTGTACCTATATTCACATCGTCATTTGCTCCTGTGTATGGAACTAAATTACTTATAGAATTATAAATTTCCCAAACTGCTGAGCCTTCTGTTGCATTTGTACAAATGTAACTTGTTCCATTGTCTTGAGTCCAAATAGAACCAACTTTAAATCTTAAAGTAACATCAAAAGAAGCATCGGGAACTATATTAAAACAATTAGTAGAATTACGAATAAATCCACTTTGATCGAATACGTGACGAAATCCATTTTGCCACATATCCTCATAATTGTTTGAGCATATTCTTGAAATACCACCATTCCCCCCGAAGTTATAAGTACCTTTTTGAAGCGAAGAAGTGTTTTCTAACTCAATAGCGTCTGCATTATTTACTAAAATATTTTCTCCTCCTGTTTGGTTGCCTAAATCTAAAGTTTGTGCAAGTGTTTGAGTACCCCCACCACCTCCTGTAATCTTATTTATATTAACTTCAATAACATTAGGAGTTACATTAATAGTAACTTCTTCAGTTGTTTCGTAAACATTTATATTAATAGTATCGCTCATTATCTAGTTATATCACAAGTTATATTAAATTGTCCGCTAATCCAAGTCTTTACTTCATCATTTGGAAATGTTATCTCAATATCATATAAATAGTTAGCCGAATTTATATTTATAATTTGATTGTTTATTCTAAACTCACCAGCTACTGCATCTGTAATAGTTATACCGGCATTGGCTACTGAAGTTAAAGAAAGAGCAATTACGCCTCCGCATTCTTTACGCAATTGCATTTTAATAATGCAATCGCTCAAATCTAAAGCATCACCATTTTCGTTGATTTGAAAATTTACTGCTTCAAAAGTATCACCTTTTATGTGTTGGAAATTTAGGCTCATTTTTTTCTAATTTTTTTAAAAATTTCTTTAATTTAATTTCGTTTTGCTTTTGCGAAATTAACTGCATTTTTCTTATAGTACCCATCCGTAAAAATTTGATTCTGAATCTGGAAACATATCCCCGTTACTATTTAAATTATACTCTGGAAAACTTGATTGATTAAAACACATATAATCAACAAATCTTGTTGTGTAATGATTTGCAACACTTCGCTCTTTCTCAACTAAATAATCAACTTCTGATTTATCTACGCTTGTAGCATTTTCGCTTGTATGTTTGAATACGCCTTTATTTGCAATAGTATAAGCTGCGAAGGGTAAATACTCCACTAAAGACCAATGTATTAGCATAGGTTTAATATAATCTGTTAAAAGGTCTTTGTAAGTTTGCGTTAAATTATTTGCAACAATACCATCGTTAAACTTTTTAAAAAGTCTTGTTCCTAAATAGTTTTGAATGTGTAAATCTTGTGCTATAATAATATACTGAATAAAAGTATCTGTATCAATATTACCATTCAAAGCGGTATATTTTACTAAATCATCTCGTGTTATAAATAATGCTTTTGCCATTTTATTACATATCGTGAGGTGCTACATAACCTCTTTTATCATTAATAGGTGCTATTTCTCCAGCTTTTCTTACTTGTGCTGGTGTTGATTGAGTTGCAGCAGTATTTTTACCTGTTCCTATTTTTCTGTACATTTCACGAGTCCAAAAATGTTTACAAGTACCAAAATTATAAGAGTCAGTTAATTTTCCGCCACCTTTCCAAAGAAATATATCATAAGGTTTATTTGGTGTTGGATGCATACCAAAGCCAGGATTAACATTCATTTCTGACATTGCGTTTATATCTTCAATTCGATATAGTTTATTAGCTGAAATCATTTTTTTACAAAATTCTCTTTCAGGTGATGGATTACCGCTATATCTATAACGAGTTATAAATTTTTCAGTATCTTGTTCAGATGGACTTTTAGTTCTTGCAATTCCTGTACTTGCTCCAGCTAATTCTATTACTTTACTAAATAATGATTTTTTAGGATTGTTTAAAGCGTAAACTTCTGCATTTAAACGTTCTTCTTCATTATAATCAACAGGTCTACTATCTACTAATTCCCACTCGTTTAAATCAATTTCTTCACCAAATTTTGATAAATCTATTTCGTCTATATGTGAACTTAATTGAGTCGGTGTTTCAACTACTTTTGTCAAATCACCATCATTATCTAAAGGTTGCAATTGCTTAAATGATAACTCTAAACTAATACCATTAAACGCTAATATTTTATCCAATCCGTCGAAAATAGTTTCTTGAAATGGTTTGATAACCATATTCTCAAATAAGACATAAGAGTTTTTAAGTTCGTCAGCATTACTTGAAAATCCTGTAGTTGTAGCAATCCCAAAAAGTAAAGGACTTGTAACGTTGTGAGAAAGCATAATTTTAGCCAAACATTCATCTGACAAATATTTATAATGTTCAGGTGCATCATTTAAAGGAATATCGTCTATTGTAGTCTTTTTAGTTTCATCTGAATTAAAAGCAACAATTACCTTTTTTCCTTTTGAACCAGTTAAAGTAGATTTTACTTTTGATTGTATGATTTGCTGTTGTTCTTCCGTTGGAACTCCATTATTAAAGTTTACAACTTTTGTTCCACTAAATCCATTTTGAACTTCATTAATCAAATAGTTTGAAATTTCTTCTTCTAAAGTAGCATAGCTTAATCCTCCTAAATAATCTACGTTAGAATAATACTTTTGTCCTATTGTGTAGTTTCCTACTCTTAAAACCTCTAATTTATCGGCTTTACTTCCAAAACCAAATAAAGGTATTCTTTTAGGTTGAAATTTTTTAGTGTCTTGCCAATTATCTGAATAGTAAATGGCTTCAATTTCTCCATCTTTATTGCATTTTTCAGCACGTACTAAATTAGTTGGCAAGTGTTCAACTCTTAAAATAGCTGATTTCTTATCGTTGTAGATTAATTGCAAATTGAATTCACCTAATAACTTCAAATCTTTAACTATTTTTCTTAAAGTTTCCTTTGAAAACAGCTTAACCATTTGAGCATATTCGTTTGGCTTTCTTTGAGCATTGGTTGCAGTCAATCCTTTTCCGTAAATTAGCTTACAAATGTTATTAATTACCGCTTGGTTTGTAGTACTTCCGTTATATCTGTCAATTAAAAACTGATAATAATTATTGTCATCGCCAAAATCAACCCATTCTTCACGTTTATTTTCGCTAATAACTGGTTGTTTATAGTCTGCTAATTGTAAAAAGTGTATATTACTCATAAATAACGTATTCGTTTATGGTCTGATTTGCCACATAATCACCATTATTAATTGTATAATCTTTAATATTTTGGTTGGTACACATAATTTTGTCACGATATAAAGTAACTCCATCGGCATCAAAGCACTCAAAAGTATATGTATGACCATCAACTAAAAATTCAAAGTCTAAATCTGTTTCAAATTGCAAAAAATAACTATTCTTTACTAAAATAGGATTGTTAATTTCAAAACTTACATTCGATAATTCATCAGTAAATATCATAAAAGAAACTTCCTCACTTCGTGGAATGAATTTAATATTTTGCGTATAAGTATTGTCTTTTAATATAATCATACTTATATAACGAATTAATAGCGTTTTTGTTTTATAAAAAAACCTACTAAAGTTAATTAGTAGGTTTGAAATCTAATTTAATCTAAAATTAAGTACCCGAAACAACTGTAAATCCAACCGAAGCTAAATCATCCCCTAAAAAGTTAGCTGGTACTCTTTCCATACCTTTTAACTCCAAAGTATATCCGCTTAAATCTCCCATAGCAGTACCCGATACAATTGTACCTCCTGTTACTTCCATTCCGTGTTCTAAACCAGCTAAAAATATATTTCCGTTGTAATCCTCAATTAATACTTGAGGTCTTGCATAAGTCAATAGTTTTAATTCTTTATGGTCTTTTGGAGTTAATTTTTTTAATTGAAGTTTTAAACTTTGGTCAAAAAAAGTAGTTCCGTTTTCTCTTGAAGAAGTTATAGTTTGGTCAAAACTATTTGTCCCTTTCAATTCATATTTGTAAGCAGTAGGAGCGCCGTCTACTTCATCAATTACATCGGTATTAGTTCCGTTATAAGTAATAGTGGTCATATCTCCATAATTTATAAAATATACCGCTTTTAAGCCTCCGACAGAGGTCTTACAATCTTCTAATCTTCCTAGTGTTAAATCACAAGCCATAATTTTTATATTTATTAAAAAAGGTGGTGTTTATTGCACCACCTTTAAGTTATTATTTACAGATAATTATTAGTTAGCTGCGTTAGTAATTCCGTAAGTTGTGATATCTTCGATTGCAGCGTATTGAACTCCAGCAGCCATTCTCATAACAACTCTTACATTTTGAGAACCATCTGTTTCTGACATATCAATTACTCTTACTTCTTGTAAATCTGAATTTAAAGAACAACCAAAGAATAAGTTTGATTTTTGAGCAGCTACTGCTGTATTAGCAGCTAAACCATTAGCAACAAAAATTTTGATACCATCAAAAGATAAACTTCCGTTGTTGTACCATTGAGTTCCTTGTGCGTTTGTTCCGTTAGCACCTAAACCTGATGCACCGAATCCCCCTAACGCTCTTACATACGCTTTAGCGATGTTTTGAGAAACGTATAAGTATAAATCTTCTTTTCCGTAAAGAGTAGCTGGAATAGCATCTACCAATTTACCTAATTCAGCTACTACGTTAGAAGAAGTAACAGTAGTACCTGTAACTTCTTGTGCAGCAGGTAAAGCAGCATCAGCAGCGATTTTAGTTACAAAACCATCAAATTGACCAGAAGTACCTGTAGCACCAGTCCAAATTGCAGTTTCATTTTGTGCAGCTACTTTTGCAGCAACATAACCGATTAAATAATCTTGAAATGATGGAGGTAAAGAGTCAAAAGAAGAATATCCTTGCTCAATTCCTTGCCAAGTTGAATGAAATGTTGATTTACATAATTGTAAGTTAACTTGTAAATCTTTTACTTGTAAAATTCTTTCAGTTAAAGTAATTGTTGATGTTGCAGTAAAATCACAAGTTGCATCTTTCATCAATCCATCAGTAGCGATTTTTTGAAGAACTTGTTTGTATTTTACGTTTGGTAAAACTTCAACTCCACCATTCTCAATAGTTGGAGCAGATAAAAGAGCAGCAGCGACGTATTTCTTTGCAAACTCTCCAGCATAAGTAGTTGTTAAACTTGTTGTAGTAGCCATTTTTTAATATTTATTAGTTAGTTTTTAAATAATTTTGAGAAAACTACATCTTCTGTAGTACGTTCTCTTTTTGCTCCAAATTGAAAAGAATCTTTTTCAATAACGTTTTCAGGATTGTGTGAAATTGGTTTAGCTGCTTCTGTTTTTTCAGATAATTCAACTTTCAAACTTTCATTTTCTGCTTTTAATGTTTCAACTTGACTCATTAATTCAGTTTTGATTTTTTCAATCTCTGCAAAGAAAGTTTCTTTTGAAACTGATTCTACCACTTTTTTAGGTGTAGCATCTGCCATAACTGGCTTTTCAGCTTCTACTTCAACTTCTTTTTCTTCCATAGCTGGTGCAATAGACATAATAATACCTTCTTGCTCCACTACTAACACATCACCATTTGCTAAAGTATACTCGCCTACCGGCATAGGTACAACTCCATCAGGTGTGACTATTCCAACGGAATATTCAGGAGCGAACTCCTCCGCTTCAATGGTGGTAACTCCATCCATCAAAGTTTGTTGAGCAAGTTTAACTTCCATCGAAAGTAACGCTCTAACATTGTTTAAGACATTTTTGTAGTTCATATTTAATTAGTTGTAATTACTCGTTCTTCGTTAGTGTTAACGATTGTGTGGTTTTCTCCCTCTACTAAAGAGCCTATACCTTGACTTTGCAATTCACCATCGCAACATTCTTTGTTATACGTTCCATCTTTACAAAGGCAACCTCTTTTACCACCTTTTGGTGATGTTGATTTATTTGACATTTTCTAATAGTTTTTTTAGTTGTTCAAAAATTTCTTTATCACTTTGCATTTCCATTTTATCGGCAAAATATCCCTCAATTGAAAATCCTTTAATTTCTCCGCTTTTAACTTTATCCCAAATCTCAGGATTATTAACTTTCATCGAAATCATCCAAGTTCCTTTTGGTAAACTAAATCCGTACTCTTTTGACTTATCCATTTCTGGATTGTCGATAATCCAACTCTCAACTACAGATAAATCTTTTACCGATTTTTCGTGCATTAGTGTAGCGTTGTTTTGGTTTCCATCCATTAAGAACTTTTCACTCGCTTGTTTTATAGTTTCAGAAGAAAAGAAAATATTAAATTCATCTTTTCCGTTTTTTCTATAAATCATTTTATTTGGAACTAAAGCAGCACCCATTAAAATCTTTTGCTCTTTGCTTACTTCCGCTAAATGCAATTCTTGTTCTTCTTTTAATGCTATGAAATTTTCTTCTGTAGCTGGTCTGTCGACTACACTAATTGCATCAACTCCATCTGTTTCTTCGTTTAAAATTAATTCAAAAACTTTCATATTTATATAACGTATTGATTATTAAAGTGTTTTTAAAATTGAGTTAACTATTTGATAATTAACCTAATGTAGCGTTAGAAACTATATTACGATTTAATGATTGTGCTGATGTTACATTACTTGCTACAACATACGCTTGAACAGGTGCAACGCCTTGCTTATTCATTACTTGTGCTATTTGGTTTGTGCCACCATTACCTACTACATTAAAACTCGGTGCTGCTGGAGCTGATGTTCCGCCTACACTTGGAGCTGAACCTCCTCCACTTCCACCTCCGCCTAATGCACTTAAACCTTTTGCTGTTGCAGCAATTGATGAGGCTATTCCTATTCCAGCAGCTATACTATTTACAGCCACAAATGGCATACCACCAGTTAATGGAGAAGCTGCTGCTGCTTTAGCATTTGCAGCCATTGTATTAATAATAATTTTAGCAATACCAGCAGCATTTTCAGCAATCAATAAACCTTTTTGTATAGATTTATTCTTTTCGAATAATCCCTTTAATAATCCTATTCCGCCCTCAATATTTGAAAATGTAGCATCTTGAATTGCTTTTTTAGCTTCAGCAGTAGCTTTTTCAATTGCTATTTTTTCTTCTGCTTCTTTTTTATCTAACTCAATTTTTCTATCAAAATCTTTTTCAAGTTCAGCAAAAGCCTCGTCATCTAACTTTTTAAGTTCCGCATTTTTTTTAATTTGATTATCAATTACTCTTTGGTCAAATTCATCAATAGCATCAAGTTCATCTAATAACTTTTGTCTGCGTTCATCATCAATTTTTGCTAATTCCTCTGCGTTTTTCTTTTTGTCATCACTAGCTTTTTTATCAATATCTTTTATTGCTAATTGATAACTAGCTCTGTCGTTTTTTAATTTAGTCAAAGCATCTGCACTTTCTTTAACTGTCTTATCTCCTTCCGCTTTTACTTGGTCAGGGTCGAAACCTAATTTAGCCAAATAATCTGCTGCTTTTTCTCCTAAAGTTTCGTCAAGTTTACCTTTGATATTAACGCCTGGAATTTTATTTAATAAATCAATAATTCCGTTTATTGCCTCTGCTCCAGTTTTGTATAACCATCTTAAAGGAGTTTGCATAAAATCAATATATGAACGCAACATTTCATAGTTTCGCTTCGCTCCTTCAACCGCTAACTTATTTGTTTGTATTTGGTTTTTCTGATTTATTTCAGTAGCTTGAATAGCCTCATCTGTTTGCTTAATTTTAATAGCTAATATTTCCTTTTCAGATTTCCCTTGAAGTTTTAAAATATTATCTTGTGCGCCAATTGTTTTTAATTTTTCATTCTCTTGGTCAAGATTTTTCTTACTATCAGCGTTTAACTTTTTCTGCTCTTCACTTACACCGCTAACGGCTTCTTTAATATCATCCCAATAAGCATAAATAGTTCCTAAAGCAATAACTAATAAACCTATTCCTGTACTTCCAATAGCTGCTTTAATTCCTTTAAACGCATCAATAGCAACTGCTTTCATTTGTTTAAAAGCATCTGCACTCTCTCCTAATTGTTGCAATCCCGAAGCTATAGCCATAGCGGATTGAACTTTTAAAATCATTTCTTCGGTTTGTTTGGATTCAGCACCTAATATTCCCATTGCTCCAGTTACCGCTGAAAATCCACCAGCTACACCAGCTAAAGAAGAAGAAACTGCTCTAAATTTTGCATCGGGATTGAATGCATCTGTTAACGCTTTCGCATCTCCTATCCTATCTTTTAACTCGGATGCTTTTTTTGCTGCGTTAACCGCTTCTTGCGATGTTGCTCCAAACTTATCAGATAATTTAGCAACTTCTGCTTGTGCTTCACGTAATTGAGCCTTAAGACTTCCTACAGACTTTGAAGCTTCATCAATATTACTATTTACGTCTAACGTTACTACTTTAGTTTCTGCCATTTCTTATAAGTCTTTTTAGTTGTTTAACGCCTTGTTTCATTGTTTTTGGTAATTCATATTTACCTTTTGCAATTTCTATGTTTTCATAAACTCCGTAGTGTTCTGTAAGTTGCAGTAATTCGATTATATTTTTAAGCATCTTGATAAATATTTATGTATTTTTTAAATGTTGGATTGAAATAGTCTATTTCTATTTGTTTTAAAACAATTCCTTCCGTTCCGTTTGAATCTATTGGCATAATAAAAACTCCGTTCTCTGTGTTATTATCGAATGAAGTACCACCATAACTAACGTTGTAATATTCTGAATTTAATTTCATTACAATTACTTCTACATTTTGCGATTCTCCACTAATGCTAAACGATTTTTGATTTGTGAAATTTTCGTTTATTTCTCTAAAGTCTGAAACCAATTCTAAATCTACTTCACCATTTGTCAAATCTGTTGTAAATTGATTTATAATGTACTTCTTGTCCTTGTAAATTAGCTTATCATTTAGTTTAATATCGGTTAGTTTAGTAATTGGAAATATTGCTTTTAATTTTACTATTCGTGCTTTAATATTATAAATTTGCTCAATGTAATTTCTATACCAATTTTGAAATAGCGAAAGACTTGCTAATGCGCTTAAATTCCAACTGCTTTGTTCTTCTCCAAAATTTAATGATGCTATTTGTCCGTTTACATCTAACTCATTTGAAAATCTTAAATAGCTATTTATATTTTGATAAGTTGAACCATTGAAAAACTTAATAGGTGATGTTACCGATTGAACATTATTCTGATATAATAAAATAACTTTTGGTTTGTAAGGCTTCAAATCTTTATCAATTAATGATGTTGTTTGAAAGTTTCCTGTTGTTGAACGTTCCCACATTACATCCTCAAAAGGTGTTTTAATTTCGTATGTATTACTTTCATTTGATAATTGATTTTCGTAAAGTAAATCACCGTAATCATAACCACGATTAAACGTATTTCTAAAATAATTATTTAAAACGTTCTCACTTTTTTCGTGTGTAAAAGATAATTTTTTAAATAGTTTTGTTCTATCAATATCTACATTATCGTTGATTACATAATTATTAATATCCATAAAATCACCATAGGAGTAGAAAAACTCTAAAGGCTCAATTTCAAAAGTTGTTTCATCAATAGGTGTAATTGTAAGATTGAACATTTTAATTATTCCTGTAAAGAAATCTATTATTTTAATATCGGGAACATTTGAGCCTATATCAATAATCGATGTAGTTGATTGTGTTGCTCCAAAAACTATATGACTTTGAAACGATGTAACTACGCCTACCTTTTGCGCTTTAGTTGAATATAGTTTGCCGACAAAAGTAAGAACGCTTAAACTTTCAACTTCAAAATATAAAGTTTCAGTAAATGTTGTATCAGAACCATTGTAAATCTGCAATACTTGTGTACCTAATAAATTATCGTAAACATTATAAATAGTCCCGTCAGGTCTTTTTGCTTTTACTCGATACGTTATAGTTGAGTTAGTTGGTGTAATTTCTAATTGTACCGATTGATATGTAGTAGGAGTTGTTCCATTGTCTTGAGTCCATTTAAATTTATAAGTGTCGTTTGTGAAATCTATTTCAGTAAATGGTGATGGTGTTACCGAAGTAAAATCTACTTTAACTGGTGCAGTATAAACATCGGTTTTTTCAATGTTTTTACAATACAAAAATAATTTTTCAAAGTAAGTAGTCAAAAAGAAAATACCATTAAAAGTAATTCCGTAATGACTTTGTATTTTTTCAAAAACTATTGAAAGTGGAATAGCTGGAAACAAGTCATTCCATACAATTGATTTTTCAATCGTGCCACCAACTGAAACATCATTAGTTCCACCTGTTAAAAATTCATATTTATTTTGATTACCAATTAAAGGATAACAAACATCGTATGTATTATTTTCAATTCTATTCTTTACTTCGGTTGCAGTATAACTATGATTTAAATCGGTATAATCTAAAACTGATAACTTATCCTCTTTAAATAAATCTTTTATTTGTTTAGTATTTCCGTAAAATGTAATTGAATAGCTTTCAACTCGATTGTTTTTTTCGTTTGCTTTTTCAATCTGAATTTTACCTCTACGAAATGGAATAGTATTTATTTCAATTATTGCATCATATCTAATTCGTTGGTCAAAACCATTATCGACTGCATTCTCATTCCAATAATTAAATATTTGGTTGTTTACTTTTGATGCTGGAATAGTAAACGATTGAGTATAATCTGTAAATGTTTTTGAAAGGTCATTAATATTTTGAACTGAAGAAGTCAAAGATATTTTTTCATCTTTAAACAAATCAATTCTTTCAAACTTATCGTTAACTTTTATGTATATTTCGCAATTTACCATTATACTACGTTATTAATTACACTACTTGCAATCTCAAATTCAAACTCATAATTAATCATTTTATCTGTAACACTATTTTTCATTAATTGAGAAGTGTTTTTCAAAGTAACTGCATTTGTTTTTTCAACTCCATTATCCCAATAAGTTAATAGTAAATTTTCTGATAACATTACGTCTTGAATATCGTCGTTATCTATTTCGTAAACCCAACCAGTATTGCACTTTATAGTGTAACTTCCATTCTTATTGAATATTCTTTTTTGTCCTAAATACTCATCGTACATAGGATAACCATTTGTAAAAGTATTAGTATTATAATCCGATGCTTTTACTTCTATACTTTGTGTACTATTTTTAAATAAAGTCATAGTTTGTTTACCACCTAATCTATTAACATATTCTAAAGCAAATGGATTGTATTTTTGTTCGCAATTTGCATATAAAGTACAACTATAAACTGTATCTTTTGGTCCTACAGTTGGCACTTCTAATATTTCAAAAACAGTTTTAACTATTTCTCCATCTGCAGGAGCTTCTACCATTGGCTGTCTTTCTAACCTTAATAAACCATCATTAGCAATACTATATTCGTTTGTATATATTTCGTAATGGTCTGTAACAAATGCAGTAGTAGTATATCTAAAATTATATGTAGTTGTTGTTGCAGAATAATCTATAATAAAATCTATTTCAGGTATTGTATTACTATTATAATAATAATTAACATCATAACCTGTAGCATTGTATGTAGTTCCATTTGTATTTAAAATAGCTATAGGTGTAGTTAAATAATAGTTAGGATTATCATACGAATTATATCCATTTACAGCTACTAAATATTCATTACCTATATCTTCATATCCTGCACCAGTATCAGAGTATCTTATTAACTTAACATTCCATCCAAAGTTTAACTCTGCACTATTAAATGTATCTATATAATCGTAAACAAAAGGACTTATATTATAATAGTTAATATACTGAGTAGGACTATATTTAGTTTTCTCAATAGTTTTAGTTACAGCAGTAGATTCTAAATCACCTACTCGCCACATTAATATATCTAGCTTAGTTGCTATTTGTGTACTACCATTATCTATGCTAACAATATACGGACTTCTACAATTAAATACATTCATTATTTTATATCTTTTAAACTGTGTTTTATTAATTTTTCTACATCTAAACCAAAAGCTTCTACTAATTCATCAGGTAAGTTTTTAAAAGCCGCTTCAAATGGTTTAGTAAAAAATAAACTTGGCTTTATACCTTTCTTAAATATACTGCTTCTTATTAAGTAACTTGTTTGCTGATAACTCATAAACTTACCATCTGCTTTTCTAAACTGAAATCTTTTTTTAGTTACCCAATCAGTAATAGGTTTTGCAGGTGGCATTTTAGATTTATAACTAAATGGTGTATCGTATTTTCTTTGTGTACCACTAACACCTTGATCCTGGAACACTCCGTAATTCTCCATTAAGAATTCTAACCTAAAACTATTAGCACCTACTTCTATTTCTGCATTTAACTTATTATAAACTTTTTTATTTAAATTCTTACCTTGCTTAGTTACTTGACTTTTAAAT